ATATGATAACTAAACTTATTAATGAAAAGAAACTTAAAAAACTGGCTGACGCTAAATTAAAATTACAAGAACTTATGAAATCATTAGAAGATGATTTAGATGAAAAAACTATACAATCTATCAATAATACTATTAATACTAAACCTAAAACTCGTGTATATGCTGAAGGTATTACCGACCAAGAACGACAAAAGATATATGATGATAATAGAAAAGGACGACCTGATAAAAAGAAAAAGGTTAAATGTATCTGTTCTATGGAAGTTTGTATTGGTGGTATGTCTCCTCATATTAAGACTAAAAAACATCGTGAAATGTTAGATATTAATAAAAATAATATTAGTCAAGCAGATTTAAATGAAACTGACTGGAAAAAATGGAGCACTGTTATAGAAAGTCGTTCTAATACTTCTTCTACTTCTTCTACTAATAGTTCTACTGGTTATAATAGTGATGATGATGAAAAAGAACAATAATTTATACAACTTACTATTTCAGCCGAACAACAACAAAACACTTTTTTTTTACTTATTTTAACCATTTTTCCATAGTTTTAACCGTTTTTTCTGGTAATTAACCGTTTAGTAAAAAATAATGGTAAAAAATTTGATTATTATTCATAATTCATTTTATTATGTATTGAGAAATCCAAAATGCCTAAAATATTTAGAAATTACTATAATTATAATAAGTGTATTTCAAATGATAATAATGAAATTACTGATGTTACTATTGCTGATAAACATTTCAAGTTACATAAACCTATATCATATGATAGTATCGCACTATCATTGGATTACATTATAAAAAATAAGAGATTTATACAATTTGTTATTGATGATGTTACTATTGTTTGTCAGTTTGACTACAAGTTAGTTAATAAATCAGGAAATCCACTAATATTACAGTGTATATTTAAAATAGATGATTTGTGTGATGATGCTTATGATTTCAATGAATATGTAACTCTAAATCTTACTTATATAGAACATACTGAATATGGGTGTGATAGAGATAAAATTATATATATAGCATATATTCTTGACTTGATATATTTTATAAATCAAAAAAGTAATAAATATATTATTTCAGGTAGAACTTTAATGACAAAAAACACATATAATTCTATTATTAGTATAATTAATCATATGAACGGTAATGATGAAAGTAATATATGTTGGATATGTAGAGATAATTGTTTAAAAAATGAAACTCTTGCTTGTTGTTCTCATCATATACATACTAAATGTGCTTTAAAAATTAAAAGTATGAGAGACAAGAAAAAAAAGCGTAGTGAATATAAATGTGGTGTATGTTTTAGTAAAATACTCTATTTAAGTGATAGTGATAATAATATGGAAAAACATTTTCAAAATGAAATAGAGGAACAACACGATACGGATAGTGATAATGATGAATAATAACGCCGAATTTTGATTATTATTCATTTTTTTTATAATGAATATTGAGACATAATTAAAATGACCTCGGTATCTAAAAGAGAACCACACATCCGTATTAGTAATCTATATTTATCTTCATTTGAAAAAGAAGAATATAGACTTATGGGTGAGTTTATTAAAAAACATTATAATAATCCTACTATACCATTAAAAAGAGTATATAATAATTGTATGATTAGTCTTATTTGTAAAATTATAGAAATTTTAGAAAGTAATGGTATTCCTAAAAAAGAATGTTGTTCTATTAATAGAGTTGTATATGTATTATATAGTATTATAGAACTTGATAAAACAATTATAAATGAATGTATTAATCATCATTTAATTAAAAATGAATATACAATGGGTAATGTAGTATTAAGTAGATAAAAAGTGACAATTATTTTTTTTTAAAAAATTTGATTATTTTATATTTTTACTTAAAATTATATTGTATTATATAAAATATACAGTAATTATAAAATGAGTAGCGAAGATATTAAATCTATTGAAACAGTAGAAAATACTACTGAAAATAATAAAAAATCTAAAGTCCATATTGAAGATAAAATTAGACAATTATTAACTGCTGAAGATGTTAGTAATAATTCTATTAGTCTTTATATAGACCAATTAAGACGATTAGCATACGGTAAAACTGATAAACAACTTACTAATCTATCTTATTTAAAAGATACTGATAAGATTATGGAAAAAATTAGTAAATATGCTATTAATACACAAAAAGGATACTTGACTGCTATATGCTCTATTTTAAAATCATATAGTAAAAGTAATAAGTCATATGCTCCGTTATATGATAGTTATAAAAGTAAATTATATGATATGGTTAAAAATAATCCTAAAACTAATGAAAAGACTGAAGTTCAAAGTGAGAACTGGATGTCGTGGGACGAAGTTTTATCAATTAAAGATAAACTTAAAAGTGAAGTTAATAGGTTTGAAGATGAAAAAAAGATTGATACGCCACAATACGAAACATTATTAAAATATATTACAATATCACTATATACTGATAATGAACCTCGCCGTAATGCTGATTATCAACTTTTATATGTTGTTAAAGATAATACTGATTTACCTAATGATAAAAATTATCTTGATATGAAAAATAAACAATTTATATTTAATGTTTATAAAACCGTAAAACACGAAGGTAAAAAAGTGTTGAATATTAGTGATGAGTTATTTAATAAGATTAAGCATATTTATTTTAAGTTTCATCCACTTATTAAAGGTAAATTAAATAAGATTAGTAATAAAGAACCTATTAGATTTCTTGTTTATGAGGATGGGTCACCATTAGATAAAATTAATAGTCTTACAAGATTACTAAATAAGATTTTTAATAGAAATGTTGGTAGTAGTATGCTTCGTCATATATATATTACACATAAATACGGTTTTATGATTGATACCTATGCTGAAATGGAACAAACCGCTTCTAATATGTCGCATAGTTTAGTCACACAACACGACTATATGAAAAAGTAAATAAATAAAATATAAAACTTATTATATTTTTTTTACAGTTAAAATTATGAAAGTCTATTTGGGCGTGGTTCTAATTCTTTTACTGCGGTCATTAATGACTTATAACATTGAGGACACATTGGTTTTACTCCAGCATTAGTCTTTATACGACGGCGCATATATACTCCACCTGTGGCTTTATGGTTTTTTAATCGTTCATTCATATCCATTTCATCATCATCGGGGTATGATACTTTACAATGAGAAGGCATTATTATTATAATATAGAGTTATAAAAAAAAGATTACTTTTTATAAATCTAATAAATGAAACATACTATATTCTAAATAACTTTGGTGTTTTTGTGTGCGAAAGTGTTTTGATTTATCACCATATTTGATAATAGAACCGCATATACACTGATAAGGTTGCGTGCGTCTTTCTGCTATTTGTTCTTTATGTTCTTCATAATATTCTTTCTTTTGTCCTAAAACTTTTGATTTATTATTTTCATAGTATTCTCTACAACTTTTATTTACATAATCTCTATTGTCTTCTTGCCATTCTTTTCTTGTCCTACCCGCTATTAATAGATTTACACATATATCTTTATATTGTCGTATTAATTCACCCTCACTGCGTCTTAATTGTTCTTTATTTTCACAATTAACTTCTTCTATTAATTCTATTTTAGCATCTTCATATTCTAATATTTTAAAAGATGATGTATAATTAGTTATACCTTCTTTATATTGATTAAATAGTTTTTTATGGTCTGTAAATCTTTGACATAATGTTTGTGTTGTTGAACCTATATATATAAGTTCTGTCTGTGGAGACCATATTTTATATATTTTTGAATTATTGTATTTATTATATTGATTACTCATTATGGATTTTTATGGTATATAATGGTTTTATCTTTAAATAATTATAAATCAAATTTATATATCTTGGTAGTATAAACCACCCGCAAATCGTAATTTATCTAACCCTAAATTATCTTCAGCCCATACTTTAGCGCGTATTCCGGCTTTTGAAATAGTATGAACTATTTTATCTCTTAATTTTGTTTCTTTAGTATTATCTAATTCCCTTAACATTATTTCATCAGCATCTCGCATCATATCTTCTCGTTCTTTTCGTGATATACCTGCCTTTTTCGCTTTTTCAATAGTATTATATCTATAATCGTGGTCGTGACATATTTTACTGGTTGTTGATATTGGGCGTTGTCCTTCTAATTTAGTCCCCGGACCACAGTAAGGCTCTCCAAGAATACCCAATACAGGATTAACTCTAATACCTTCTTTTATTTCATTAAACTTCTTTTTAGCCTTTTCCCATAAATCTTTTAAACCCGCTCCTTGAACTGTGGGGTCTTTCAATTCTCCGTATATGAGGGATATGTCTTTGTTTATTTTTTTTGTTCTATATGATTTCGGTATAAATGATTGTTTTGGTATGTTTCTAAAACGATATGATGTTCCTGTTTCTCTATAATATCTCTTTGATTTATCTATAAACTTATGTGCTATTTCTTGGGCTCTTTCTAATTTTACAGGTTTTTTTACGATAACCGCGTGTAAAGCATAATTGGGCTTACCTGAACCATTCATTTTTTCGGGTGTTGTTGTTACTATATTATTAGGTTTTTCTTTGGATGCTTGTTTTATAGTCATATCAGTTATAAAATCTAATACTTTATCCCATATTGGGTTATCATCATCATCTATTATTTTCTTATTAGTCATAAATTCAGCGATTTTTTCTTTAAAATCGGGGGTTTCTCCTTCGCTCATTTTATCTAAAATTTCTTCTAATATTGCTATAAATTTTGATGCGTAGTTTCTTATAAACTCTTTAAACTTTATAGGCTTTTTTTCTAATACTAATATTGATTTATCAACTAATCCTTTCATATCTTTATTAGGGTATGTTAATACTAAATCTAAAAAGAAAAGAGACCACATTTGACAATAACCGAGTTCATCTAATTCTTTAAGGTTAGCATCAGTTTCTATATCTTGAAAGCCACGCCGAGGGCATATTGTAGAACTTCTTTCATATTGATAACCATACCGTTTAAATATAGTTTCTAAATTTTTATCCATTTCTTCAAATAAATTATCATAACTTTTACCTATACTTGTTTGGTATCCGTGTGGTTCAAATCTATATGCTTTTTTCAATTTTTTATTTATAATAATCATATTTGCGTGTGCGCTATCTTTACTTCCGTAAAATGCTAAACTCATTGGTAATGCTACTAAATCTTCCTTACATTTATCAACTGCTTCAAAATAACTACTTAAATCATCTAATTTTTTTTCTAATATAGGAAACCTTATTTCTATAGTTTTTCTAATATCATTTAATTTTACTGATAATTTGATTGCGTTGTATTTACTTATCATTAAGTTTTCAGGTGATATTATTACACAATCGTTATTATGTTTTTGTAATACATAATAATATCCTATATTTGTAAATATTGTATTTGCTCTGTATAACTCCCATATTTGTAATGGTGATTTATATTTTTTATCTAAAAATTGCTCTAAATTAATGTCTTTTTTGGCTTCATCTATATTTTTTATATTTTTTAATATTTCCATATTGTTATAATATATTTGAAATACATAATCCTCTATAAATGATTTTATCTTACCTTCTTTTTTATAATTTTCTAAATATATTTGTTTTGTATCATTTATAAATTTTGATAATATCTTCAATGTTTCTAATTTTATTTCTTTAAAAGTTTTCTCTTTTTTAGGTTCTTCTTGGATTGGTTCTTCTTGTTTAGGTTCAAGTTTAGGTTCAAGTTTAGGTTCAAGTTTAGGTTCAAGTTTAGGTTCAAGTTTAGGTTCAGGTTTAGGTTCAGGTTTAGGTTCAGGTTTAGGTTCTTGTTTTTTAATATCTAATATTTTTTCTAATCGTTTTATTACTTCATCATTATTTAATTTTTTATCGGGATATCCTGATGGACTAAATTTAGACCAATCATAATTTAATAATAGTTTTTTAATTTCTTCCCGTGTATTATTATAAGTAACTTTTCCTAAAACTTCTACTAAATCAGGTTTTTTAAGACCAAATATAAAGTTCAAAAAATCTTTTGAGTTATAAAATTCGGGTATATATTCAATAGTTTCTTTATTATCTTTTGTTCCTCTATCATAATAATATTCATTAGCGATATACGCTTTATCACCTTCAAACTTATATTCTTTATTAAGTGGATTACGAATATCATTAGCATTCATTTATAATATTTATATATAATATATGAATATTATAACAACTGTTATAATATATTATGTGTTATATAGATATAACACCTATTTACCTCTTATTTATTTTGTGTTAAACTTGTAAGTTGTATAATACAAGACCCGTGTGCCCCTGTATGAACGAACCATTCATTTTTATTATATTTCTTTTCTAAATGACTTTTTAATTGTGAAAATGTATCCCATACATCTTCTCCCTTCTTGGGACTATAAAAATGAACTCTACTATCTGTTCTATAACAACCTAATACATTTAAAAAAGCGTCAAACTCATAATTTTCTTCTGTATATAAGTTCATATCATTTGTAGGAATTCCTGCTGTTTCTTCTAAATTAGGTTTCTTGTATAAATAAAAATATTCGTATAATGACATTATTATTATATGTATATTTTTTATAATCTATTTTCCCTTGATGGTAAATATGATTTATAATTTATTTTACTTTGTTTTATATATGCGAATGCTTGTTTATTTACTATATCTAATAATAAATCACTTGTATTTTCTAATTCATTTTTCAAATTATTTATATTTCGTTCATTTGTCATACTATCCATTGTTCCATAAATAGTATCAGGTATTTTGAACTCATATACCTTACTTAATTCTCCTTTTAATGGTTGTAATTCATTTTTAATTTTAGAAACAGTATTTTTATCATCATATCCTTTATCTAATAAATCAAATAAAGTTTGAATATCACCACGAACTTTATATACCAAACCCGCATCACTATTAAAAAAATGTGTTAATATTTCTACTAATTTTAAATCTTTTCTTAACTTTGCTATAACAAATATTCTTTTTAACATTTTAAACCAATTATGGTCTAAATAATAGTCATATATATCTTGTTTTATACTGTCTATTATTCTTAATTTTGCTACATTTATACTTTTATCTCCTATAAAGATTTCAAATAAATTACTAAACTCTATAAATTTGTCTTCTACATATGCTACTATATCTATTTTAACTATTGTTTTATCATCTATAGCATCTTGAAATGTTTTTTTACGATTTCCTTGTAACATTTTATATCCTAATTTCATATCATTAAAAGACCATCTTAAAGTCCATAATAATCTACAGAATTCATATAAAGTATCTTTATCATTTTTATTCGCTAAATCAACAATAGTTTCATAATTTTTTTTTGTTATATTACCCGATTTATATTGATTTTGATAGAAATTTTTTATAAAGGATGGATTTTTAAATCTTTCTCGTTCCACAAATAAGTCTTCATCAATACCCGCTTTCATATCCATTAAATATATATCATCTAATTCTCTTATATTCTCAAACATATTTAAAAAAGTTCTATATAGTTCTTGACGCGCTTTATTAATATCTGCGGTTTCATATATTTTACTAAATAAATCATAATCTACAGAGAAATATTGAGATTTTAATGCTGAACTACCGAAAACTTCAGGTTTATCTCTTTTATAAGTTATAACTGAAAATACTTTTTTAATATCATTAGGAATTGCGACTTCTGGTATTTTATCTAATAATTTTTCTTTACTCATTTATATAATTATCTTTTTTTATTTTTTGTCTTTGCTAATCTAAAACGAAGACCCATACCTTCTAAATCGTCTTCATCTTGTTTCATTTCATCTCTATATCGTTTTTCACCTGCTTCAAATTGAGATTTTTGTTGTCCTATTGGGTCATATCCAGCGCCTACATCTTCACCCGCGTCAAATTGTAAATGTTCTTCATTTCCTAATTCATCTAAATTTTGGTCTTCTTGGAAAGGTTCATTTACTTCAGGTATATTTTCTTTGATTTCTTGTTGTTGTAATTCAGGTTGTTCTTCTTTTACAAATTTACCGACTGGTTCTACTCCCGATGTTAATTGTCCCTGAACCATACCTCTAATTTGTGTTATTTGATTTAATAAATCATCAAAAGTGCTTTTTTCGTTTCCTAAAACTTCCATTAATGTTCCATATCTACCATAATCTTTTTTCTCTTCTTCATCATCAGCATAATTAAAATTATCTAAATCTTCCCATTTTTTTTCCGCTTCATCATACGCTTCTTTAAATACAAATTGAACCGTCTGTTTTAATTTTGTGTAAATTTTATTTAAAGTTGATAATGTTTGTGATATTAAATTTCTATCTCGTGTTCGGTTTATATCTGGTATAACTTTGAATTTTAAATTATTAATATATTCAATTAATACACTACGCGCACTTGCGAATACACTTGTTCTTATTTGACCTTCAAAATATTCGGGATTATAAATAGTTGAATAATTTAAATAACTTTCTAATTCTTCTAATACGGATAATGCTTGTAATCCTAATAATGAATTTTCTTGGAATGTTTCTAATGATGGAGTGCCTCGTGGTATTTCCGCCATCGCTCCTTTTTTTTCTAAAGCGAATACTTCTCTATTAGCAACTCTATATGGGTATTCATTTCGTTTTGTTTCGTCTATTATCTCTTTATTTCTACGAACAAGAGCATTTCTAACGCTATATGATTGTGATGTCATTTTATATAATATAGATTTATAAAATAGTATGTATTTTATTAATTTATATTGATTTATTTTAATAATTCAGGATGGTCTTTTAGGTATTTGGATGCTTGACCCAGTTTTAAACCCTTTTGTTTCATTAACATAGATACAATTTGACCGCGTTTTGATTTACTTGATTTGCCAGTCCCAATAACAGCCTTCATTTGTGATTGTTCGGTTAAATTATCTTTATTCTTCATTTGTTCGTCATAATCAGGTTCTTCACGACTTTCTTTATATGCGCCTCCCTTGGTCTTTCTACCTTTACCGCGACCTTTTGCCTTCAAACCTAATTTACTACCAATAATGCCTAATAATTGCTTACCTTCAGGAGTTTCAGCATATTTCATACCATCTAATACAGAACCCATTAATGAGCCACCTTTTTTAGGTCGTCCTCTACCACGACGACGGCGTGCTTCTATTTCTGCTTCTTCTTTTTCTTCTTCAGGTGGTAATTCAAAACCTATATGTTCTTCTCTTTCACGACGACGAGGATTTAAGTTTTTAACTTCTTCAATAATACCTTCTTTCGTATCAACTAAACCTTCAATTAATTTTCTTTTTGCCTTCTTTTTTGCTTCTTCTAAATTCTTCTTAACATCTACTTTTTTACCTGAAACTAAATCAATCAAAGCGTCTTGTGCTTGTTCGCCGAAACTTTCCATTAATTCTTTACCTCGTTTCTTCGCGATTTCTTTACCTGTTTGATAAATGTTTTTAGCACCTTTTTTAAGTTTTTCATATGCGACATCTAAACCTAATGTTCTCTTTAATTTATCAAACCAACCTGCTCCTTGTAAATGTGGTTCTAAACTTTGAACCATTGCTTTAATAGCAGGTAATTTTTGTGGGTCTTGTGCTAATTTATGTATCATATTGAGTTGTGCTTTCATACCGCCCTTTGGGATTTCTGCTCCTAAACCACTAATAATGCCTCTATATGCTTGACCTCCTTTTAATTTTTTAAAGTAGTCAATTGAAGCCTGTGATTGTATCATACCACCGTGTAAAGATATATCAGGTTTTTTACCAGTCTTTCTTGTAGCATCCATAACCATTTCTTTTTCAACCATACCTAAACCAGTTATATCACGGACAGCCTTGATAGCAGTTGGGGCTACTATTGGTAATAAGAATTGCCAGAAACCACCCTTCATTTTTTTAGAATGGGATTTTAATTCTTGTTTTTGTTCTTCACTTTCATCACTTAATACAGCAGAAGTTTTATCTAACATTTTAGTTAATTTTTTATGTTCTTTTTTAAAATCTTCAGGTTTCATTTCAATCATATTTTCTTCTTTACCCATTCCTTCTAAATATGGAGAATTACCACGATTATACATTTCAGGAACAGGTGGTCTTTCACCAAGACCCATATAACCACCTTCCATAGTAGTTTTATATTGTTTAACTCCATCACCCTCTAAAGAAGCCATATATTCAGGATTAATTACTGCGCTACCACCTCGTAATGGGTCAGTTTGTTTTGCTAAACCTGCTCGTGCTTGAGCGATAGCGAGGGTATGTAAGTCTTGACCTTCAATAAGAGGTGCTAATGGGTCTCTTAACATATCTTCTTGTGTGCCTACATATTGGTTTTTAGAATGTGTAATATAATGTTGGTCTATACCTAACATTTGGTCTCTAATTCGTTGGTTATAAAGAGTATTATACATATTTAATTAATATAATATATAATAATAAAAAAAAGATATTATATTAATTATTTTGAGTATTTAAATAATTAACTTCTTGTTGTTCTAAAGAAGGAGACCGTCTAAAGTTAATATGATATGTAATAGGGCAATTATCACATTTAGAGAATTTTATTTTATCATAACCGACTTTAGTTAAGACATCTCTAACAGTTTTTTTAAAAATATTTTTTTTATTATAAATCCAATCTATATCAATAGTTAAGTTTCTTGAATTATTATTTTTAATAATATTGAATTGATTTTCTAATTGTCTATATAATTGATTAACGGGACAGTCACAACAACATTCACATTCAATATTAATATTATTTACCATAAATGAGTAAGTCATTTTATATATTTAATTATATTTTTGTTTTAACTTTAAACGAAAATACATTTTTTACCGTTTTTAACTATTTAACCTATTTTTAACCGTTTTTTCTGGTAATTAACCGTTTTTAGTAAAAATAACGGTAAAAAGTATAAGAAAGACTTTTTATAAGTTAAGAGAAGATTTATGTTCGCCTAAACTCTTGTCTATTGTAGCGTCTCTATGTTCTCTAACTATACGATTATATCTATCTTGTCTTTCAACTTCTTCTTTCATACTTTCAAAAAAGGTTGTTATATAAGTATGTGTTTGATTAATTTTATCATCAATAGAAGATAAGGTAATATGAAGTTGATTGTTTTTACAATCACTATTTAATGTATATTTTTTTACAACTTTATATAATAAAAATGATAAAATAGTAAAACCTGTGCTTATTAAACCTGTAAATAATTCACTGTGAGATTGACTTTGAATATCACTTGAAGTATTATTCATTTTATAGTATAAAATAGCGATATATTTTTTTATTGAGTATATACCGAGGCTTCACGACCCGAAGCAACAGCATTGGTGGCTTGAACCGTTCCACTAAAAAAAAATTAATTTACCACTTTCACTTTGGCTCATTCTTAAATCTATATATAATAATGCGATAAAAAAATGGGTGTTAAGTTTTATTCCGTAATTTTTTTCTAATCCTATGATATAGTATATAAATAAAATGGCAGATTTCGTTAAGGTGAAGGTTATAGACCCCAGATTGGCTGTTACTGACAGGGTTAAATATAAAGTAGAAAAGGGTGGGCAGAATGTTACCTGTGCTCAATTCAACGCAATTTCACAAACCACTTCCAGTCACACATATAATATCCAAGTTCCCAGCGAACAAACCCTAATTGACCGTCGTGTTATGTGGCAATCAACAGTAGAATTCGTCGTAAGCGGTGTCCCTGCTTTAGGTGAATACCTTGTCAATTATGGTCTTACAGAAGCCCTTGCTCCATTTCCATTACATTCCTTATGTAGTGTTATGACAGCAACTATTAATAATAATTCAGTTTCTATAAATATTCGCGATGTATTACCAGCAATCCTTCGTTGTAATGATGTCCGTGAATTACAAGCATATAACGGTATGACCCCAGTAGCATTTGATACTTATAAACAATACCCAGATGCGGTTGGTGCTAATAACAATCCTTTAGGTAGTTGGGTTAATGTTGCTGATAATGATTTATTACCTCGTGGCGCTCATCCACTATTATCAATAGCAGGTAATACTGTAGGTGATGGTGTAGCAACACGAACAGTTACTATTCAAGTTCAAATTACAGAACCTTTATTACTTTCCCCATTTATTTTCGCAAACCCTCAATCAAACGCACAAGCCCTATATGGCTGTCAAAACCTTAACTTCGTTTTCAACATCGGGGATACTAAACGCTTTTGGAGAAGTGCTAAAGCAATTACCGACGCAAGTTTATATAACGGTGCTCCATATTCAGTTACTTTATCATCATTCTCAAATTCCCGTTTATTCTTTAACTTCTTGACCCCACATCCAAGCGACGCCCTTGTCAATCCTCGCAATGTTGTTCCTTATTATGAACTCCCAAGATATTTAACAACTTCCCAAACACCATTATCAGCGGGAGCATCAGCAAATTTAACTACATCAACCCTTCAATTAAATCAAATCCCTGACAAGTTAATACTTATGGTTCGTAAGCCAATGACAAGTCAATTATGGGATGATAGTGATAGTTGTATGGTTATTAATTCTATTTCTATAAATTTTAATAATCAATCGGGTATTTTAGCATCAGCCCAAATCCAAGACCTTTATAGATATTCCCGAGATGCGGGCAGTAACCAGAATTGGTATGAATTCTCGGGTCAAGCATTCCGTAATTCAATAGCAGGTGGTAATTATTCACCATCAGTTCCAAATGGTTATCGTTTATGGACTTCGGGTTCATTCTTAATGTTGGACTTCGCACAAGCAATTCAATTGACCGAGGACTTCTATGCCCCAGGGTCATTAGGGAACTTCAACTTACAAATTAACTTAAATGTCACTAACAATAGCGATGCTTCCGTTACCCCTGAAATCTGTTTAATCACTATGAATAGCGGGGTCTTCGTTTGTGAGCGGGGTCAATCATCAGTTTTCACAGGTATTTTAACTAAACAAGATGTCCTTGACGCTTCCCAAATGGGCGCATATACTCGTGGGGATGTTAAAAGAATGGTAGGTGGTAGTTTCCTTGATACCCTAAAAGACATAGGTAGTGCTTTAGGTAATGTCGCTTTAAATGTTGCCCCAAAATTAATTGAACGAGCAGTTGGTTTAGGTGCTTCAGGGGGCGGTATTTCAGGTGGCGAAATGATGGACGGTGATGGTATTTCAGGTGGTCGTCGTTTAGCACGCCATATGAAACGCTAAATAAATAATTAAATAATCTTCATATAAATTAATATGAAACTTATTAGAGAACTTCTACCACCTATTACTATAAATAAATGGTATTTATATAATCTTTATTGGACTAATAATTCAAGATATAATCATTTTGTTATTACTAATGAAAATTACAATTTTTATAAATATATATTATAAATATGAGTAGAACAGAATTTATTGACCCTACTACAGGGTATATATTAGCACAGTATATTCCACCGTGGTCTCAAACATTAGCATACGGGTCATTTAGTAGCACAGTATCCCAGACTGTTTTAGGGGCGAACACTCCTACAGCAATTACTTATAATACTACTGAAATAGCACAATTCACAAGTTTTAGTGGTTCAAGAATATTCGTCCAAAGAACAGGTGTATATCGTTTTACTTATAGCATCCAGCTTGATAAGACAGGAGGCGGTAATTCTCCGTGTGAAATCTATATTGCTGTAAATGGGACACCTGTTCCAAGGTCAGGCGGTCAGGTTGTCGTAGCAGGTCAAACAGGCGAGACTTTCCCTTTCTGTGAGTATATATTACAACTTACATCAGGACAATATGTAGAAGTCTTCTTTAATTCTACTGATGCTACTATGTCAGCAACCCGTTTCCCTGAAGTTGTAGGTAGATATCCAGAAATACCGAGTATAATTTCAAATATACAACAAATCGCTTAATCTTATTATAATAATTATTATAAGAAGGTTATTAACTCTTATAACGAACAATAAATATACCAGAACCACCTGAAGCACCTGCTATACCTAAAGATGATGAAGCACCGCCACCGCCTCCAGTATTAGCAGTTCCCGCAGTTGCCGAAAATGCTGAACCAGTTGCTTCACCAATCCCTCCTCCATATAAAGCAGAAGTAGGAGCGACAACGACAGTTCCAGATGTAGCACCGAGACCGCCTCCACCAAAAAGTCTTTTAGTTCCATCCCAGTATGTAGTATGACCTAAAGACCCGCCTACTATATATTGTGCTAATGTAGTAGGTGCTATTCCTTGTGATGAACTACCCCCACCGCTACAACCTGCTCTTGTAGCACTTGTAGTTCCTATACCACCTCTATAACCTCCTGCTCTAACACTTTCCGCACTATATAAATCACCAACAGCACTATTAAATACGGCAGTTGGGGCTGTCGTAGATGACCCTGCCCCTTGCTGACCTCCACCCGAAGATGATGTTGTTGTAATAGTTGTTAAAGTTGAACCAGAGTGAGTAGTCCATACATAAGACGAATTAACACCATTCGCAGGGGGATTAATACCGCCAGCACCTCCACCCCCACCAGTAGCGGTAATACCCAACGCAGTATTATTAAGCATTAAATTAGCAGGAATAGAAACGGTAGTCGTTTGTCCTGTTGTTCCAGTGTTGCCCGGGGTCGCTCCTGCTCCACCATTACCAATAGAGACCGTAATAATTTGGGGTAATGAAGCAGTAGAGTTAAGGGGAAATCCTGATATTTGAATGACACACCCAGCACCGCCTCCTCCAGCGAAAGCACCCGTTCCGTTAGAAGCACCCCCGCCTCCACCTCCGCCGACGATTAACATATCTATTTCAGGAACAACATTAGTTCCGTATCCTGTTATAGTAAATGAACCTGTTGATAAAAATGTATGTGATGTATAACGAGTATAACCTTCGTAATAAGTATTAACAACACCACCCGTAGCGGTCATATTCGTAAATGGTGAAATCCACTGTAAAGCACCTGTTCCAGTAGCACTACAACTTAAAATTTGACCTGTTTGTCCTGTAGTTGATAAATTATCCATTAATGCTATAGGTTTAATAAAATTACCATATATATATAGGGGCACTGTTAAAGTTCCACTATTTCTTAATATAAATCGTATATAACCATTCATAGTTGAAAAAGTAGGGTCATCTATAAGGCAATCCATAGAACCATAAAGTTCTTCGTTAGTTGTATAAGTATTACCTTTAAAACTGATACTCGCTATTATATCATCATTAGCAACAGCACTATTATCTTGGTATATATCTATAGTAGCAGGTAAATTGTTATTATCAACAGAAACTAATTTTAACATAGGAAAGGCGTTTCCCGAGAAACCATTTTGTTCTATTAAAACTTTACCATTACCATCTAATTCCAGTTTCAAATCGCTATTAGAAGAAGATTTAAAACTATCGCCTGATGTTTGTATAATATCAGTTCCGCCAGTAGTGTTCCCATTAACTAAAGTTTGAGCGAGAGTTTGAGAACCTCCACCACCACCCGAAGATTGAACGCTTAAATTATGGAATGCTGTAGGTAGTAAATGATTGAATTGACTGTATAACCCGAGAGAATTATTCGCCATTATTATAATTTATATAATATAATTATATTTTATATAAATGGTTAAAACAGACGCTTTATTAAAAAAAGTTGTATCACCTAAAAAAGCAAAGGAACTTGTAGAAGTTATAGAAGAACCTATGGATAATCACACTATAAATAAGTATCTTCCTAATTGTGCTGTTATACGATATAATGAATTGAAAAATAAATCTCTACAACAATTACTTCCTAAAGATGGTTCTTATTGTATAATACTATATCAACAAAGCGAAAATAGCGGTCATTATGTAGCACTATATAGACAGAATGGGGTTATAAATTACTTTTGTTCTTATGGTTCATATCCAGATAGTCAATTAAAATGGGTTTCATATCAAGTTAATAGACAGTTGGGTATTCAACCATTTATAACAAGTATGTTAAAAGATAGTAATAGTCCCGTTTTATATAATAGTCATCCCTTACAAGATAAAAAAGATGCTCGTATCGCAACCTGCGGGAGATGGTGTATCTGCTTAATACAATGTCTTAAAAAAGGTATGACGATGAAAGACTTTGTTAAAAAATATAAAAATAGTAAAATACCACCTGATATATTAATAGCAGAAAAGATAGATAAATTAAATGAAGATTAATAATATAATGAAAAATAAGAGATTACAAATAGTTCAATTAAGACTTGAAATAGAGAAGTTATATGTAGAACTTGATAAACTTAAAACAAACTATCATTTAGAAAAGTTTGAAATAAGAGATAAGATTAGAAAATTGAGGGATGAAATTAAAGTTTTGAATACCAAAGAAATTCCAAATATAGAAATGGTAGTAGAAAAGATAGATGATTTTGATAAAGAGTTTAATAAGATAATAGATGAGATGGAAAAAGAGGTTGAAACGGATGATGAAACGATTTAACCATATTTTTACTAAAAACGGTTAATTACCAGAAAAAACGGTTAAAAAACGGTTAAATAGTTAAAAACGGTAAAAATTTGATTTAAAAATATTTTAATATTAATAAATACTGAAAACAAAAATGAGTTTAGAAAATACAAAGATACATACAATATATAAAGTGTCAAGTCCATCATCAGGATACTATTTATATAAATCATCATCATCATTACACAAAGTATATGAAATTAAAAAATATATAAATAGTCAATCAAAAACAGTAAAAGATGAGAGATATAAACTATTATTTAATGAAGAAGATAGAAAAATTGAAATAATTACTAATTTACCAAATTGTAATGAAAGTTCCGTAAAAAGATATATAGACAATTTAATAGGTAATGTAGGTCTTCAACCATTAAATAGTAAATGTTTAAATATTGATAAAGTTGAATACAAAGAACCAACAAACGAAGAAGTTAAAGAACAAATAATTCAACAGAATAGCATAAACGAACAAGTAGAAGATAAAAACCCCATTAAAGTAATAAATCCTCATTTATTAAATCTTATTAAATCAACTAATAATCTAATTAATATAAGAAATAAAATAAAAGATACTATATGTAATTATAGACCAAAAACAACTATTCTTATTGATGAATATGATATAAATTATGATTACAAATACAGAGAATTATTTAACCATTATAAAGAATATTTAGGATATAGGACAATAGATTTTAATTCAAAATATTTAACAGACATAGAAAAACAAGCAAGACATAAATTAGAAAATAGAGTAAAGGAAGAATTAATAAAAAATGAATATATAAGAAAAGTTCCAAAAGAAGTAGATGATGATAGAACTTATAGAGACATCAATTTATCAAATATAAATGACAGTATAGTAACTAACATAAAATATATAGAAGAATATTTAGTAACAAAAAATAACAATACAAATAAATATTTTATAAATGTTATGTCTATGCTTAATATTAAAATTACAGGAGATATTATTTCTAAATATAAAGAATATACTAAATTGAAAAATCAATTTAGTAGATATATGATAGATAATGATTTATTAACACTTATAAGAAGGGAATTTAAAGAATTATATTATAAAGATGATGTTGTTACGCTTACTCCACAACATTTAATAAGTCAATTTGATTGGTCTTCTATCTATTATGATTATATATTATATGAAGAAGAACAACATTATAATAGATTAATAAATGAAGCAAAATTAATACCATTAGATATATTAAAAGAAAAGTATGCGAAAATGGTAATAGTAGAAGATAAAGAAGACGAAAAAGAAGAATATAAAAGATTAAAACAAGAAGATAATGAAATAAAAAAATCTATTGATGAATGGAATGAAAGAAATGATAGAGAAGAAAGAGAATATTATAAAAATAATTATGAAGATGATGACGACGAATATGATGAAGATGATGACGACGAATATGATGAAGATGATGACTAACATATTTTAGTTAGATTTGTTATAGGTATTTCAAAATAATCAATAACTTTATCAATATATTTACCATTATATAATCTATCACTTCTATATCGTCTATTTGATACTTTAAAAGTATCAAATATTTTTTTATTATATTCAATATGGTATAAACCATCAATAAAAGAAAAAAGTAAAATCTTTTTCTTATCTATATTATCAGTTTTATCTATTTTGTGTTTAGGAAATATAGTAGTAGCATAAGTATTATAATATAATCTACGAGACTTAAGTTCATATAAACAAGTGTCACTGATAAAATCAAAAGGAGCATAAGGTTCATCTGTTTTGACACAAGTATCATTGAAGTAATCCTTTATAGTATTAATGAGTTTATTTTCTTGACCCAATCCAAAGTTAATATCTTTTCTTAATGTATTCATATAATTACAATAAATATAAAATAATATTGATTTAACCACATACATATATCATAAAAAACAATTTAAAGACTTCTATATAAAAATGAATGGATATGCCCTATAATATATAGGGGTGACGCGAGCACAACCAATTATCTCGCATTAAATACAGTTAATTAGTATAGACATTAAACTACCCATCCAAATATATATCCAAATGTAAATAAAAATAAAAAATGCTATAAAATATTTAATATTAATGTAATTATTAAATACTTTATAAAACTCTTAATTGGTTGAATATTGAACTTCTCTTGTGTTTGCGTCATAAAACATACGACCAGCACCTATACCGAGAGCAACACCACGAATAGGTTGAATAAAACAACGACCAGTTCCAGTAGTATCTAAACCAGCACTACCCGAATTAATCATAATTGTATCTGTGTGTTGAGGAACAGAAGCACCGGTGCTCGCACCAATCGCAACAGCATAAGCACCTTGATTTGTTACACCAGCACGATAACCAACAGCAACACTAAAATCACCTTGATTTATCATACCCGCATTAAAACCAACAGCAGTAGCGCCCCCTAAAGTAGCCCCCCCTTGTCCTGACATACCAGCAGCAGAACCAATCGCAACAGAAAAAGCGCGTTGTGCTGTTTGACCCGCATTAGCACCAATAGCGACTGCTTGACCCGCAGAATTAGGAAATGTAGTAATTGCTAAACCTTGACTTGCTTGACCCGCATTTCTACCAATTGCGACTGATGAAATATCTTGATTAAATAAACCAGCACCGTCGCCGTATGCTATACCACCATTAGAATTACCAGAACCGTTTAATGATAATTTATCTAATTCACTTCCAAGAATACTTGTAATTGACATTTTATATACTATATTATTATGTTATATTTTAATTTTAATCTTTTTTAAATAGGCATTAAGATTTTTATTAATATCTGTATATCTTCCCCAAAGAACTTCTTGAGCCATATTATTAGAACTAAAAGGATTATCTTTCCAATCTCCTTTTATATTAGATGCCCTTTCTAAATATGCCTTTCTTCTTTCTTTATCGTGATGTTGTGTGTAGTCCTGATAATCTGGATGTCCAAACGATACTTTTTTAATTTTATCATCGTCTTCATAGTATAAATCCCATTTCTTATTCTTAACATCACTTCTATATAACTTATATAACTCTTTTTGACCACCCTTACCTGTAAGTTGTTTAGTTTGAATATGTTTTTCTTTTAATTTAGTCTTTTCTTTAATAAGGTCTTCTAATTCATTTTTAGTAAATTTCTTTATTCTATCCAATGGGAAGCATAAAGGGTATTCATTAAAATCACGAGCGCGATTAGAACCACATTTTTCAATATCTCCACGAATAAAATCGTTAGCGGATACCCAGTTTTCATCCATCCATTTATCAATTCCACTATCTTTCTTTTTAGGGTTTTTATATTCTCCACCCCGACGCTTATATTCTTTGACAATTTGAGCGCTACGATAGAGACTGTGTTTCTTGTTTTTAGCATATATTTCTTGTTTAACTCTATCATATAATTTAGGGTCTGTAGGTATTGGTGAAGACCCGCCTTTAGTTTCATTTATAATAATAGCGGTTTTTTGTTTAATGGCTTGTTCTTTTGATAAAGGCTCTTTAGAGAAACAGACATCTTCGTCTGTTTCTTTACATACTTTATATCTATTTCCAAATCTTTTAAGAATGTAAGGCATTTAT